CAATTCAATCATTCGGTCAATTGAAAGATTGGAAAGGCTCAACCAAAACAATTAGAATGACCTATTCATATAAATGCCAAGGGAAATGCAAGATGGTCCAGGACTATGTGCATGGAATGAACGAAGAACCAACATTCACCTGCTGCGGAAAGGTGATGAAGAAAGTATTCACCAAGCCAATGGCCATAGTTGGTGCCAATACCGGTGGGCGCAAAGGGATGTGACATGGACAAAAATCAAATTTTGCTATTTATCAATGAACACCTTGATCAACTTCAATTGATGGCGGCAAGGAAGTTCAGCGGAAGATTGACCAAGAATGAAGTGAAAGACTATGAAGAAACATACAAAGCTATTCACGGCAATGCGCGTGTGTGTTTCACTTGCGGAAGTTCTGCACAGACAATGGCCAGGGTGATGCTGAAGTTTGCTGAAGAAAATAAACCAACGCCAAAGCCAAAGCGAAGAAGGAGAAAATGAAGCAGAACAAGAACCATGAGAATTACGGCGTGTATGTAACCCACAACACATACACCATGAAGTGGCACGCATTCAAGCGAGAAGATGCTAACAAGTATTGGAACAATGAAGGCAACTTCAAGCAAGGCATTGGTTCAACAGCTGAAGAAGCATTGGTAAATTTCAAGAAGTAATGGCAAAGAAGAAGTACATCGAAACACCGGACAAGATGTGGCAACTGTTCCTGGAATATGCCGCATACACTAAGGACCATCCAATAACTGTGAAGGATTTCATTGGTCCGAAGGCTATAACTGTGCATCGTGAACTTCAGAAGCCATTGACAATGGAAGGATTCGAGAACTACGTGGCGAATGAAGGATTGAACCATTTTCTTGATGATTATTTCGGGAACAAAAATGGAGCGTATAAAGAATTTTCCGCCGTCTGTTCGCGTATACGTAAGAGCATCCGACAGGACCAGATTGAAGGTGGCATGACCGGAATCTACAACACAAGCATCACACAGCGATTGAACAACTTGACCGAAAAGCACGAAGTGACACATCGTGAACAGCCATTATTCGGTGATGATGAATGAATGATTTCATTTACACAACGGCCATCCGCAAGATCCGCAAGCTGACCAAACGCAAGAAGGTCATCCAGGGTGGCACATCAGCAGGTAAGACATTCGGCATTCTTCCGGTCCTAATTGACAGAGCAGCCAGAATTGATGGTCTTGAAATATCTGTTGTGTCAGAATCTGTGCCACATCTTAGGCGTGGAGCAATGAAGGACTTTCTGAAAGTGATGCAGATCACAGGCAGATACAATGACAGCAGATGGAACAGGTCATTGCTTACATACACATTTGCTAATAGTTCATACATCGAATTTTTCAGCGCAGACCAGGAATCACGATTGCGTGGTGCCAGAAGGAACATCCTTTATGTGAACGAAGCCAACAACATTCCGTTTGAATCTTACTATCAGCTTGCCATCAGAACATCAGATGAAATCTTCATTGACTTCAATCCGACTATGGAATTTTGGGCACACACAGAAGTGCTGCAAGAAGACGATTCTGAACATCTGATTCTGACATTCAAGGACAATGAAGCATTGCCGGACACGATTCGGAAGGACATTGAGAAAGCAGAAGAAAAAGCAAAGCATTCATCCTATTGGCAGAATTGGTGGAATGTCTATGGCCTTGGTAAGATAGGCTCATTGCAAGGTGTTGTATTTGACAATTGGAACCAATGTGACCAACTGCCAGACAACTACAGATGGCGATGCATTGGCCTTGATTGGGGATATACGAATAACGCAACGGCCATTGTTGAAGTTCGGCAAGCAGATGGCAAGCTGTGGATGCACGAAATCCATTATTCGACAGGAATGAGCAACAAGGACATCAGCAATGTCCTGGATGGATTCAAGGGTATTGAAATCATAGCCGATTCAGCAGAACCGAAGAGCATTGACGAACTGCGAAGGTATGGCCACAGAATCCGTGGAGCAGTAAAGGGAAAGGACAGCATCATGTATGGCATCAACCAAATGCAACAGGTGCCATTGATGGTGACATCATCATCAATCAATCTGATTAAGGAAATGCGTGGCTATGTCTGGCAGACAGACAAAACAGGTGCATCATCGAACATTCCCGTGGACCATTGCAATCATGCCATTGATGCGGCAAGGTATGCCGTGATGAGCAAATCAATGTCAACAGGAACCTATGCAGTCAGATGATTCCATTGAACAGACTTGAAAAGGAACTGAAGGCCATGACGTTTCCAGAGCAGGTGCGAATCAGCAAATGCGAAGTTGTGACCAATGTGCCAAAGATGATTGACAGCCACATCAAGACTCTTCGTGGCAATCCAGGCAACAGAGCATTCATGCCATACTATGACAGATTGCTGCTGCTGCGATTCGCAGTAGATACAGATTGAACATTTTGCTATTTACTTGAAAGACAACAGATGAACATCCTGGAAAGACTTGGACGTGTTTGGAAGATGCAGGAAGCATACAATGACTATCCACAGGCAGCTTCTGAGAACGCGAAGGCAGCGTTAAGGTATGCGGAAAAGTATGGATGGGGATCATGTTCTGGACCTATAGGAAAGGCCAGAGCAAGGCAAATTGCAAAGCGAGAACCAATTTCCGTGGAGACAATTGAACGAATGGCAGCATTCATCCGGCACAAAAGGAACAGCAAAAGGAAACTTGGTGAAGGATGTGGCCGTTTATCTTGGTTAGCATGGGGCGGTGATGAAGGTATCAATTGGGCAATCAAGAAAATTGAACAGATAAGACAAGAGAATGAACGAAATTGAACTTCCAAGCAGTTGGTCAGAAGTTACTGTGGAGCAGTTTGCGGCATTGCAGAATGTGATGAAGCACGATGATCTTCACGAATACGAAAAGAACGTGGCCATCATAAGTATCATGTCAGGATGGTCAGAAGCAGCAGTAAAAGAACTGTCATTGAAATCCTACACCAATGTGATGAAATCATTGGCATTCCTGTCATCAGCAGTTGAAGGAAAGCTGCAGAAGTACATGATGGCCAATGGCACCAAGTACAGAATTGAATCAGATGTGGAGAAGCTGACCGGTGGACAATACATTACTTTGATGCATCTGATGAAGGACCAGGACAAGGTGATGGACAACATGGCCGACATCCTGGCCTTGTTTTGTATTCCATGCAAAAAGACATGGTTCGGATGGAAGGATGGCACCTACAATTCAGAGCAACACAATGAAGTAGCTGCTGACATGAAGAAGGCAAAGATGGATGTTGTCTATCCGTTGACTGCTTTTTTTTTCGAAAGTTACAAGAACTACGCTCGCAGTATGCAGGTTTATTTGGCAATGATGGCGAAGGACAATCTGAAGGAAGCCAAAAAGAAGTTGAAACGTATGAAAGTAGATTTGGATGGCTCGACCTGGTCAACAATCTGGCAAACAATGACCATAGCAAATGGGAACATTTCTTCAATCTTCGGATCAGAGAACTATTTAACGTCATTACTTTCTATCGCGAAAAACAGGCGCACGATCGTCAACAAAACATTCAACAGCAAGCAGGACTGAAAAATGGCATTCGATAAGTTGGTAGACACATTGAATGGATTCCGTAAGGCATACACCAATGCTTTGGGTAAATCTATCAAGGACAACAATCTTGTTGCCACAGGTAGACTTAACACATCAGTCAGCTTGCCAAAGCAGCCAAAGGTCAAAGTATTTGGCGGCATCTACCAGATGCAGATCACGATGGAAGATTATGGTCTGGACCTTGACGAAGGAACACAGCCACAAGGCAAGCGACCAAACAACTTCACATTCGCTGACAATTACAAGGACATCTATGATTGGTTGAGCATTCCAACCATCCGTGACAAGATAGGCGGATTCAAAGGAAATGCAGACACGGAAACTTGGACCAAGGAAAAGCATGAAGGATTGGCATTTGTCATTTCACGGAATCTGGCAAACTACGGAATGCGGCCAAGGAATTGGATTGGTCCATACATTGAGCCAATCAACAGAGCAGTTCCATCTGAAATTGAAGAAGCAATTGCCGATGATGTGGCATTGACGATGGAGCAACTGAAACAATTTATCGAATCACAAGGATAATGGCAACACTAATTGTCTATGCGAATGGCGAGAGCCAGGAACCAACTGAATACGCATTGGCCTACAATGACAACAGGTACGTCATCAGTTCAACGCAATACACACCGACATTGCGTTTCAGAATCAGCATTCTGAAATATCCATACGTCACGGGTGATCAGCCAATTGCAACATTGGTTGTCTATCCATCTGTTGGAATTTATCAAGGTTCGCCATTTGAGAATCACGCATGGTTCGATGTGTCCAGAATAACACAGTCACAGTTGACGCATGACGTTTCCATTCCTGCTGCGAATCACCAAGCATTCGCGAAGAATATCAACAGTCATTTTGAATATTTCATCACAATTGTCGAAGAAGACATTGATACGACCATTGACAGGTATGTGCCTGTGGGCAGCACTATCTTCAAGCAGAAATCTGTCTGGAATGGTGTGCGGAATCTGGTTGATTGGATTGACTTTGACTACAATGATTTCATCATAGATGGACCATCAACAACCAAGAGATTCCTGACAGATGCGCCAAGCATCCGCAACATCAACAGCGACCAATCTGCTTGGTTGTATTACATCGCCAACAAAAAAACAAGCGCGAATAAATATCTGATTAATGCCTATGATGGAATAGATGGCACGGGAACATTGCTATCTTCTGGATTCGTCAACTGTCCATATAACGTAGCCAATGATTATGATGCACAATATTGGCGTATCCCAATTGGTCCACATGACATTGAAAATATAGATGCATCATTAATGACAGGCAGCACACCAACAACTGTGCTGAATGGTGCCGCATCTTACAACATCATGCTATTGAGCAGCACCAATGTCCAGGAATCAGAAGTTGTGACATTCAACCTGGACCAACAATGTAGCAAATATGAACCTGTGCGTCTGCATTGGCTGAACAGACTTGGTGGAATGGATTCGTTCAACTTCAATTTGAAATCCATGAACAAGACTGATGTCAAACGTGAATCGTATCATCAGCAACATCACACATTTACAGGATTCGTTTACGATTACACGAAGGCATCACGTGGCCAGACTGACTATGACATCCAAATGACCGAGAAGTTGACAGTCAACACAGATTATTTGACCGAAGCTGAAAGCGCATGGATGAATGACCTGTTCACATCACCTGTTGTTTACCGAGAAGTGAACAATGAATTGATTGCCATGAACATCACGGGCAACAGCATTGTGAAGAAGACATCATTGAATGACAAGTTGATGCAGTATACATTCGAATTGAACTATTCACTAACTAACAGAAGGCAACGTGGCTGATGTGCAGGTGTTGGTCGAAGGTAGGCCAATTGACATTTTTCAATTTGACTTTTCGTTCAACTATGCGATTGCCGACATTAGGCATCCGGATGAAAGGAAGACAGAGTATTCCAAGACAATTCAATGTCCTGGAACACAGCGGAATGATGCCATCTTTGGACAAATCTATGACGTAAACATCAGCAATGCTTACAATGCTTCTGCTGCTAACATTGCGGCAAATTTCAATCCGAATAAAAGAGCGAATGCGCGAATCATAACGGATGGCATTGAAGTAATGGATGGCACATTGCAGTTGCGACAGATAACTGCAAAGAAGGACCAATTGATCTATGAAATCATCTTCATCGGCAAGATGGCCAACATCTTCAACGAATTAGGTGATTCAGAATTGAATGGTCTGGATGATGATGGTCAGCCATTGATTGACTTCAGCGACCTTGATCACGAATACAATTATGGTGCAATAGTCAGCAGTTGGTCCAACACAGATGGATATGTCTATCCAATGCTTGATTATGGCGTGAATGAACCATTGTATCAGCAGACATCTGAACGAATCTACAAGGTTAGTGACTTCAGACCGGCCGTATTTCTGCATGACATCATTGACCGAATCTTCAACTTCGCTGATTTCAGCTACACATCCACATTCCTTTCATCTGCATTCTTCAGAAGGCTGATCATTCCATGGACCAATGAAGGATTCCAACTGAACGAATCGGAAGTTGCCAACAGAACAGCAACTGCATCTGCACCTGGAACACAGTATCTGAATGATCAGTTCATGCCGAACTATCCAACAGGACCATTCAACACAGAAGTTCTATTGGATTTCAACAGTTCGATTGACCCAAATAACCTTTGGAATGATCCAGGTGACTATTACGAAGCGTCCATAGATGGATATTACAATGTGTTCAGCAATCCATCATTCATTGTAACCAAGACAGATGTGAATGCTGTGATTGGTCCAATGCCTGTAAAAATAAACATCTACAGGCAGACAACAGTAGGAACCATTGATCTTGTTGGTTCAAATGTCAATGATATTGAAATACCTTTAGCAAATGCAACATCATTTGAAACAGCGGCAGTTGCAACGGCTGAAAACGTATATCTGGAAGCAGGTGATCGTGTATTCTCCAGAATAGAAATCAACTATGCAGAACCATTGTTTGCGTTTGTGTTGTTCTTTGGAAGGTATGATTTTTATGCAAGTATTCGTGGAACCATTGAAGTGACATCTGGTGACCTTGCAATTGTTGAAGGTCAGATAATTCCGATGAACACCTTGGTGCCAGAAGTTGAAATGAAGGACCTGCTGCTGTCGGTCATTCAGATGTTCAATTTGTACGTCACCATTGATCCGAATGACGAACGGAACCTGCTAATTGAAACACGTGATACATTCTACGCATCTGGCAAGGTGAAGGATTGGACACACAAGATGGCACGTGACAAGGATGTGACATTGCAGCCATTAGGTCTTCTGACAGGCAATGAATTTGTCTACACGTATGCGGAAGATGATGACTACTACAACAAGCGTTACAATGACAGCTTTGGACATGTTTACGGAAGAGCAAAGGCAGAAGTTGATAATGACTTCCAACTTGGAACCAATGAAATGGAAGTTGTGTTCAGCGCAACACCAATGGTCAATGATAATCCAAGCAATCGCATAATTGGCAAAATTTACAACGAAGACCTTGAAGATGGTGTGGCCGAAACTGAACACAACATCAGACTGCTCTACTTTGGCGGATTAATTCCAAGCAATCCAGATTGGGTGTTCAGATATCGACAAGCAACACAGAATGGTTTTGTCACCATTGATGTGGCACAGTCATCTTATCCGTATGCAGGACATTTGACACATCCTGGAACGGGTGGCATCATTCCGCAGCAAGACATCAACTTTGGCATCCCCAGGCAACTTTTCTATTCGGGCAATGCATACACAGGAAACCTACTTTATACCAATGCCAACTTGTTCAATGTCTTCCATAGGAATCACGTCATTGAGATAACCAACAAGGACAGCAAGCTGATGACATCAATGTTCTATCTGGAACCATTGGACATAATGAATCTTGATTTTCGTGATCAGATACAAATTGACAACAGCTATTGGAGAATAAACGAAATCAAGGACTACAATCCATTCAAGGAACAGTTGACCAAAGTGGAACTGTTCAAGGTCATAGTCAAGGAGCCATTGAAAGTTGACACATTCCAAGTTGGTCAACCAAAGAAGGTGGCAGATGGATTGGCGAAAATCAACACACCTGTTGTGAAGAAGGTGCAGAGAAGTGGCAATGTCTTTCCACAGTTCAATGGCGGAAAGGTGTCCGGCAAGCGAAACCGTGTTGGTGACAGCACAACAACATTCATGGTGCAAGGTAATGACAACAAGGTTGGTGAAGGTGGCAGCAACATTACCATCATTGGTGACAGAAACGAAGTTGGTGCAGGATTACACAATGTACGCATCATTGCCACAGATGGTGCCAAGGTCAGCAGGTCGAATGTGACCATCATCAATGGTGAAGAGCAGATGAATGGCTACATCATAGAAGGTGGAGAAGATGAAGTTCGGGCAACAGATGCAGGTGGCACCATCTACGTTGTGGATGGAATGCAAGATGAAGTTCAGA